GAATGCGGGTCCGGCGGGCGCTCGCAATAAACGCGGGCAGCTCGCTGGGCCGCACCTGCGGCAGGGGTGCTTCTTTGCTCATGTAGGTTCTCTTTCTCTCTGGTGGCCCGCTTCTGGTGGTTTGTTCCCGGGCGTTGGCGCGGGCCGGTGTCGACGCCCGGAAAGACTATGCTAGACTAATGCTACATGTCAAGCATTCCAGCCTGGATGTCGTGCTGGAGATTTTGGGGATCGTGTTGAAGCTGATCGAGAGGACGCAAAGTCGGAATTCTCTTGACCCCAGAAAGCCGCCAAAACACAACCCGGGCCCAAGCTTCTTCGTGTGTCATGAACGCGCGGCTGTCGGGATGGCCTATGTGAAATCCTTGGTGGCTTAGGCCGCCAGAAGGTTTACGAACTTTTAACCACTTGCGCCCAACCTTTTCCACAACTCTCTCGGTGACTCCTTTCGTGGGATTGGCAATGTAGATCGTGTCACCGTGTTTCAATGTCTGGGCTTGTTCTTTTGTGATCATTGTGAGTCTTTCAAAAGCCTTCTTTTAACCAGAACGGCCAAGGCTTCCTCGCGTGTTGCATAACCCACACTGTTTTGTGCTCCAGCCTTGAATGTATAAGCTTCGGTATAAATGTTAATGCCTTCCACACTCTCCACTTTAATGCGTTCCGCCGTCTCACATCCTAGAAACACCGCCCAGATCGTGTCACCCCGTTTCAGCTTACGGGCTTGTTCTGGGGTAATCATTGCGGGGGCCTTTCTCCTAAATGTAGCCTTAGCCTAGCGTAGCTGCCGACTCCAGCAACCTCACACGGGCTCTAAGTGTCTGGAGGTCCACCGGATCTGCGTTGAGCCGCCACACCAAGTCCCACCACTCAGCGATGCGGTTGGCTTCGGCAATGACTTCATCAAGCTGCCTTAAGTAAGCAGGTGCATGAACTTTGGCCCGCAGCGCAAGACCCACCAGGGCATTCACCTGATTATGCCAGTGATCGACCGGCCACTTCTCGCACATGACGTCAGGCACCACAAAAACCGGAATCCCTGTGGCATGCATGTGGCACGTGGTTCGAACACAGCTTTTGTGGCTCTCTGTCGTTCTGCTGTAGCTGCGAGCCGTAAAAAGAATGGCGTCGGCGCCATCGCTCTGGCGCTTGACCCAGCGCGCAATTGGGAAATGATCCCCGTAGCTGTAAATCGTGGGGCCGCGAAAAAACATCCTGATTGGCCTGCCGCTCATGCGAGCTTCTGGCTGGGCACGTGTCGCCCACAAGCGGGCGATTTCGTCGTAGTGTTTAAAAACGGTTTTCATCTCAAGAGTCTCTCCTTTGCTTTGTAGACTGCCACCTGGGCGGCCCACTTTTTGTTGTCGGTGATCCAGTAACTCACTCCACCGCTGACTTCCCGTAGCGCTTCAACGCCAGCTGCTTTCAAACGCCGTTTATGCTTAAAAAGCGGCTTGTCTTTGAACAGTTCATCTGTGAACGGCAAATCAAGCACTCGCCGGACGTAAAAGCTGTTGGTTTGTCTCATGTAAGAAGTCTCCTTTTTGCATCTCGCACCGCAACAGCTGCGAACCATTTTTCGCTGTCGAAAATATGATATGTAACGTCGCCGTCAGGGTGGATGTGAACTTCAATGCCGCCATCAAAAAGCTTTCGCTCGAAAAAGTGCAGAAGTTGGTAGGTAAACGCGGCGACACCCAAAACATCGTAAACTTCGTCACCGTTAATTTCTGGCAATGCGACTTTCATACGATGATTGTTGTCGAGTTCCCCGTTAGACGTAAAGCTGTGCGGGCTGCGATGGCACGCTCAAGCGTCAGTTCAAACATAGCGAGATAATTTTCAGTGAGTTTGTGGTGTTGGTTTAACCCACGCTTGAGTGGCACAGTCACCATGTTTGGCCGTCTTTTCCACGTCAAGGGTCGTCCGTTAACGCGCCACCGCTGCGGTGAACCGTCGGCGTTTTCAAAGATGACACTGTAGAGCGTGTCGCCTGGGCGCAGCGCTTTGGCTTCGCCGAGGGTCATTTTTTGTCTCCAATAAGCTGATGTGCTACTTTGGCCGCGATGGCTTCTTCTTTTGTGGTATACCACCACGGAGCATGCGAATAGGTAAACCAACCCACTTCGTCGTCAGATTGGAAAAGACGTTTAACACGCACACGCAGAAATCGCTTTTCCCGTGGTTTACTGATGACCCGCACACACAAAAGGTCATCACCAAAGTTGTTGTAGAGCTTCATTCCACGACGCAGCTCTTTGAAGTCGTCGAGGTTCACTTTTCACCTCCCGGCGCCGGCGCAATGACGACAACTCGAAACTCATGCTTCATCGCGCCATCATCAGTACTACACAGCACCGTCATGCTCTCGCACCTATTGAGCACCGCAAACGTGCACACCGACTGGGCTGTAACCTCAGCAACCTCCCGCGGCGCCCCTTGGTCCTGAAACACACTGGCGATGTGTTCGCGCCATGGCACCAGCACGTGCTTCTCGATTGCTTGGATGCTGTCGAGCTTGGGCATTTTGCTCATAAGAAGCGAAGTTCGCGCGTCCCGTCGGTGTAGAACATCTCGAGCCAGTTCGCGTGTGCCACCACCCGGGCCAGCCGTCGTTTTCGTGTTATCATAGGTTTTGCTTTATCGAGTAAATCCACAACCCATCTCTCGTGGGCCGTGGATAGTTGTTGCGTTTAATGGCACTAAGCCGCTCATAATAGCCAGCGTCACGCCAAAATTCAGCTATCAGCGAAATAGTGTCGGCATTTACAATGCCTTGACAACGACGCCAAAACGCAATGCGCTGGGCTTGCCATTTGAAAAACTGTTTCATAGGTTTTCTCTCGTTGTTATTTGTGGAACAAGGCAGAGAGTTTCACTCTGCACCGAGGAGTTACAAAGTCCTCGCGTAAGTGGGTACGACCAGTGGCCACACTTAATTACGCGCGTCTTATTCCGCCACTTGTTCCGTTCGGCACACTCCACATGTGAATGTGTCGAAAGGAACACCCCGCCTGTCACGCGGGGCGCTCTCGGAATTTCCCAAACACGTAGGGCACACGTTGCGTCTCGAAAATCGAAAGCGTCGGCACCCTGGTAGAGGCGCCTTATAGTGACACTTCGCGTGTGTCGTGTTTGTCGCATGAGTTCCAGCGGCATGCCCGGGACTGTCGACACTTGTCGTGTGTGTCGCATGGTCCTGATCGGCGCATGGCGCATTCTCATACTGCGCGGCCCCACTTGTCACGCCGTCATACCTTGGGCGGAAAGTTTCGGCCTCATCGTGGACACACCAAGAGTGTGTCGCATTTGTCGAGGAGACCCAGCACTTCTGTATCGGCTCAAGCTTCTGGCGAGGGGTCCGCTTTGTGGGGTTACCTTGCCCACTAGCACGCGTGGTTTTGGCAAATTCACCCTACACTTCATGCGTTGACCGTTTGACCGGTCTTTCGCACTCGGCACAAAGGTGCGCGTGCAATCGTTTCAGTAGCGTTTAACTCTCCTACAAGTTGGCAATTCAATACCAGCGCTTGACGGGGCTTGGAGCATTACGGCAACGTGCCGCAACGAGTCTAAGCGCATGAAGCGCGCTTTTTGGAGAATGACTTGTCAGTCTTAACCTAGAGCGGCCACCTTGTCCCCGCGCTACTCGATTTGAAGGGGAAACTGTGTGCACAAAGTTTTGGCAATGCCTACTACGCTTTGTCCGGTTCCCGTGGCTCCATGCTCCGGCGGTTCACGCCGAAAGGAAACGACTTTTCACGCGACGACTGTTTGCAAGCTCTACTACAGGCTTTGACTTTCTACCGATTTACACCTCCGGTTTGAGACGGAGGGTTATGACAAAGAACAACGTCAGAGACTAAATAGCCTCTCTGTGCGTCACAGTGGCATTCTGTGACGCAATGGAGAGACTACTTCGTGGCAGGAGCGGCAGGAATGGGTTCAGGCTTCACGGCGGGGCTTTCCGCGCGGCTAGCGCGAAGTTCCACAGCCTTGCCTATCCACTTTGCGGTGCGCTCCTTCTGCGCGGCGATGCTCGCGTCGATCTGCGCGGCATTCGCCACAACGCGCTTGCTTGCGACAAGCGTTACTGTGCCGTCCGACAGCCGAAGGTTGTTTTGGGCTTTGAATGTCACCGGCTCAGTGGAGCTTGCATACTGCTCCTTGAGAATCTGCTGCTGCCGCCGATAACGGTTATTTATTTCGGTAGCAAACGCTTCCGGGGCGAGTGCCTTGAGTGAAGGGTCCGAGTTGAGTTGCGCTTCAACAAAAGCGCGAGGTATGCCTGATTTCATAGGGTTTTTACTCTCTACAATCCGCGCGACTTAATTGCCACGGGTCAGCCGGTTTAATGGCTGATGCGCAAACTATAGCATAGCGTAGGATAGTGTCAAGAGCTTTTTTTTAACCCCACCTTGGACCGTTCTCTCATGCGCGCGCGTGCGCGTGCGTGCGTGTGTGCGCGATGGGCCGTTTGATGCTGGCCTGGTGTGACCTGACGCGCGCTTAGCTCTCCTGGGCTGGCTGGGTCATGGGAAATCTCCGCTGGATCGCGGTCCTAAAGTGATGCGAGACGCGCCGGTAATGCTGACCATTACACGCATCATACGAATGGTGCCGCCTTCCGCCGGGGTTGAATCCTGAGCAACTTGCGTAAGTTACTTCGGGTCAGGCTGTCTCACCTTTCGGATGCAAAGCATCACGGGTATCTAGAGACAGGCTGTCTCAAATATTGTGCGAAAGGTAAGCATCTTGCGCAACTTACTAAGGAATCTCTTTTTCACCGCGGAACCGTCCCGGCGGGGTGCCAGGGTGGGGGCGAAAACGAGGTGGGGTGGTTGGTTGTATACCGCTCTTCCATTTTTTTTTGTTCCACGTGGAACACTCCGACCTAAGCGACTAAGCCCCAACGCTTTACGCCGCTCACCACCCCACATTTAGTGAACTGGTTGACATGTGAACGCGTGAACGCGTGAACGCGTTAACCGGTTAACCGTACGTACTACCTGTGGTGGGGGATGGCCTTATGGTGAACCGTAGAACCGTAGAACCGGTGAAGACTCTTACTCCAGAGGGATGGCCTCGGGGATGTCGGTAACTGGCTTAGGAGGAGGACGAGGGGTGGCACGAGCGGTCTCTGGGATGCCGCAGCACTCGCGCGCAGCTTCAGCTAACCGGCAGGCAGCTTCGGCGAGCTTGGCCCGCTCAGTCGCCGATAGCTTATCGTCCCGGCAATCCACCGAGAACTTGACGGCCGACGCCAGCAGCGACGACCCGAGCGACCTATACTCCCGGGCATTCTTGGTGATGTTCTGGGTGATGCCATTAACAAGGCCCGGCGCCATCGCCTCGGCCATCTTCTCGAGCGACAGGCCGTGAATCATTATCTCTTGGCGGCTCATCTTATACTCCTGCCTGAGCCGTCCCCACCCCTCCCTGAACGAAATCCTATGCAGATACGACAGCTTGATGCCATCCCGGGAAATATCCCGGAGCGACCGCTCGCCCGTCACATACGCATTGCGCCAAGCCTCCTTCTGCTGCTGCGTGTATTTGACTTCCATGGTCGTTAGGCCGTCGGGGCTACGGTGGAGGTTGCCGTGGGAGCCGCGGTCGCTGCAGTCGCGGCGGACGCCTTCTCCTCCTCAATCGTCATCCTCACCGCCTCCTCATGTGCCCTCTCAATCTTCTGAGTCTCCTCCACGAAGGCCGCCTGCACCCGGGCCTTCTCCTCCTCCGTCCCAGCTGCCGCCAAGCTCTTCACAAGCCTGTTATAACACTCCCTCTGATCCAAATCCCTCTGATACTTCAACATGATCCGCCGCCGGGCCGGCTCAATCGACCTCCCCGACTGGGCCGCCAGCACCATCGCATCAATATCCGACCGGCAAAAAACCACGTCCGCCGGAAAATTCAGCGACCCCACAAGCTCCGATGCGAAATCTCGCGGCGCCTCAACTGATCTTCCTGCCGGCCGCCTCACAGTCCTCATAGACGACATATCCTGCCTCATCACCACAAGCCCATCCCCTTCAATCTTGGTCCGAATCTTCGATTGCACATCCTCATATCCTGGCTCATTGGCCGCCAGCCAGGTCATCGCCTCACTCAGTCGTGTCCTGATCGTAGTAACCTTCAAACCAACTGAGTTCGGATCAATCACCGTCGACCCACCCAGCTTGATAACCTCATCAATGACAGGCCGATAAACAGCCGCATTCCTCTTCAGTTCCTCTTCAGTTCTATTGGACATGCTCGACATGATGCCGATTTATACCGGTTCCTGTCAACAACTATTTTTACCTTTGCATAATTGTGTTAAACCTACGTTTTAACCTTCACACTACACTAATGCTACAAGTGCCATGACTCCCCGGCCTCTAAATGTTTACAATCTACACAGTGCACAGATCACAGCTACCATCCAGTTAACCGGTTATACGGTTAACCGGTTAACAAGCTGTACGTACTTCTTCTACTTCTGTTATCGTTCTACGCGATTATACGTTTATATATGTTAGTATATAGTATAGTTAGTAAATATGTACAATTTCAGAGACACACCCTAATTTTCACTGTAGTCACGCACTGTGTTGGTGAAGTCTGTAAAGAAAATGTATATGTCTAGGCCGGTAGGTAGGGTCATGTGTAGCACTAGTGTAGCGTTATCGCGTTATACTCTTATACTTAGATACTTATGTAGTAAATGGCACTTATGACCTTATGTAAGTGCTTGATAACACGTATTAACACATTGAAGCCCCTGAAGACGAAGCCACCCAGCCCGGAGAGATCGAGCTGGGTGGTAGGAGAGACCAGAGACACCTATGAGACGGTGCGACCCTACATCCCTGCATAGGGTTGTCAACAACTTTCTTTACACATTCCACAATACGTGGTAGGTCTTTACTCCATGAGACCCTACCCCTTGAGACTCTCCACACTGGCCATCCTAGCAGGAGCACTCCTTTTCACCGGCTGTGCAGCCCTTATCCCGGCCAAGCGCACCACCGACACAGCCGTCAAGACGGCCGAAAGCGTCAACAACAGCTCTGCACAGTCCTTCGAGAAGACCGTGGAAGACACTAAGCCCGAGCCCAGGGCTTCCATCCACATCGAAGCCAGTGGCACCAACAATACCGTCACAGTGACGCCTGAACGCCTCCCAGAGGCGCCGGAGGTCTCCACCCCATCCGAACCCGTGGTAACCGTCAAACGCGCTCCTGCAGGGCCATTACCGGCCCACCGTGAGACCGTCCGCATTACCTCGGGCTCCACTGGAGTCGCCTCCACCACTGAAGCAGCCAGCGGCTTCCAAAAGGTCTCCATTCCCCTGGGCGTCTCCATCGCCCTGGTGGCCATCGGCATTCTCCTGCTCGTCTATGCCTTCCGAAAAGTCCGTCAATCCAGTGCTGCCGTAAATGCCGCTTACACAGCTGCCGACGAAGCCCTCGCCTCTCAAATCAACCGTTACCGCACCGCCGCCTCCACCTCCGCCGATCCTCTCCAGATGGCCCAGCATAACGCCGCAGTCGCTGAACTCGAGAAGGCCCGGGGCAAGCTGGCAGCTCAGGGGCCTTGACAACCGCGGTGGCTTTTGTAGCATGTCCACAGCCTTTGAAACGGCTTTGCGAATGACCAACCTTTTAATCCCAGCACGGCTAATCCGCAAGGACGCCACCACTTTCGCAGTGGGTTTCAGTGCTGGGGTTTTTCTTTATGGGCATTGAAGCAAAACGCATTTACAGAAATGTCTTTCTGAAATCAGAGGAGTGGCAAAACATTAGATTGGAGATAATGGTCAGGGATGATGCTCGATGTGCTGTCTGCGGTTTGAGAGACTTATCGAATGACGTTCATCACATCTTTTACGAGAAGGTTTGGAAAGAAACACCCAAAGAGTGTTTGAGAGTTTTATGCCGTGTTTGCCATGAAAAGGTCCACGAATTGATGACCAGCAGAGAGATAAAAGAACTGGAGTTTACTGAAGTAGTTCGGCGAATCAGAAAGTCTGAAAAAGTCTCACCTGACGTATGCCTTTGCTGCAGGTCTAAAGATAAACTGGCTCAGTGCATCATTGACGTGAACAAGGATATGCTCAAAAAGAACACCGATGAAGGCAAGTGGCTGATGCATTTTTGCATTGATTGTTTCCAGCCTGCACTGCGTGAAATCAAGGAACACGGAGTTTACAACAGCAGAGAGGCCAGAGAATTTTACAACTACATTAAAAGACGATGCTTGACATCAAAAAACATTAAGAGTATCACCGGTTTAACAGTGTAACCGAGGTCGCTGTTCCTCAGCTTACAACGGCTAGGCAGCCCGAGGGTTGGTTGGTAACCCTCAAATCACGGAAACCTTTCAAGGTCGCCTCCGCGATGCAGTGGATTCTGCAACGCTGGGAGCGGTTTTCTCCCAAAGAAAACGAGCGAATGCTCACACTTTTTGAAAGGCTCTATGGCTGGTTCCTTGACTTGTAAAAGTTTCACCGACTTCCTCATCCGGCGCTCCGAACATCTCGATAGCGAAATCATCAAAGACATCACGCCCACCGACGGCTGGATCGGCCACGTCTCCACCGGCGTTTTCCCGGCCCTCGACGGCGTCTCTCACACCTTTGACCGCATCAACCGCGTCTTCCCCGACCTCTCTGGTTGCTGGAACGACGTGACCGTCGGCAACTGCATCGGCACCCCTTGCGATCCCGACGAAAAACTCATTGGCTTTGGCTCGACCCGCGACAGCTACAAGCTCCAGCAGAAATCCTACGCCACGCAGCTCTTCTGCTTCGACCTTGTGATGTCGGCCGACCGCGCCAAAGAGCAATTCGCCGGCATCATCTCCAACCTGAAGGACGCGACCAACATCATCATCAGCGACCGCATGCGCACTGAAGCCTTGCGAATCGCCGGTACCAAAATCGTCGCTGGCAGCTCGATGACGCCGCTCACCTTCACGACCAATGCCGATTGCACCCGGATCGTCCCGAACGCGCTGCCAACCTCCAAGATGACTATCCAGATGCTCCAGCGCCAAATTGAACCGCTGAAGCTCAATGGTTACTTCGGCCGCGTCCCGGGGATGCCCAAGCTCGCCGAATATGTCACCGACGAAATCACCGGCTACACCCTCATCCAGGGCAATGCCGATCTCACCAACCTCTTCCGCTTCGAGGATTTCGTCGAGGGTGGCGTTCTCTACAAGTACGGGATCGTGAACGGCATCGGCAACTTTGGTTTCCGCTATGACGACTTCCCCTTGCGTTACCAGCTCCTGGCCGACGGCGTCACTTTGGAACGGGTATTCCCCTACACCAACGTGGCCGCCACCCAGGGCATCAAAGGCATCGTCAACGACGCCTACATCAACGCCGAGTTCCAGGTCGACTTCATTTGGAACCGGATGGCAATGAAATCGCTGGTGCGTGAAACCACCCAGATCAACCCGATGATGCCTTTCGCCGCGCGCGACTTCGGCGGCAAATGGCAGTTCGTCATGGACAACCTGGGCGCCGACGCCAGTGGCTGCGTCATCGAAAACACCCGGCGCAACAAAGGCAAGTTCATCGCTGATTTCAGCTACGCGACCAAGGCCGACCGTCCCGAATGGGCCGTCGCCTTCCTCTACAAGCGTGAAATCGCCTGCGTCCAGGACGTTCCGCCCTGCGCCCCGACGCCGAGCTACGTCGAACAGGACTACAACAGCGCCAACGACGTCTGCCCCAACCCGCAAATCTGCTTCGATCTCACCGGCATCACCGGCCCATACCAGATCGCCGCAGCCGCGGGCGGTTCCGAAATCACCTGCAATGGCGTTCCAGTCAGCCATGTTGCCAGTGGCAGCAAAGCCACTTACCAGCTGTTGGCCGACTACCTCAACAGCTCCGATGGTGCTCCTCACCTCGGCACCTGGAGTGCGAGCGCAACCGGCATCTGCCTCGACGGCTCCACCTGTAACAGCGTGGACGTCACCGTTACCAGCGCCTGACCATGATCTGGCAGCCTGGCAACCCGGACAGTTCTCCTTCCGGCCCGTCTGGTGGCGGTGCCGGAAAGGATTCCAGTTACCCCGGTGTGGAGTTCACCCCTCCCGCCGGGGTAATCGGCGAAAGCGAGTCCGAAGGCGAGGCCATCGTCACGTGGCGCAAAATTGGCGACCGCTTCACGATCACCTCCATGGAAGGCCGTCCAATGCCTCCCCAGCGTCCAGAACGTCCAGAACCGGCGCCATCCACCAGCATGAGTGCTGACGCCGAACTGGACAGCATTGCCTCCGAATGACCTGTGACGCCCAAACGCTTCTTTCTGGTGGGTTGACGGGGTTGACTCACCGCCAACTCGTCGGAATGAAGTGCGTTCTCATGAACCAGATCGGTTCCAATAAATCCGTTTCCCAGCTACTCTCCGACAGTTCTGCGTGGCAATCAACTGGAGGCTGGCTTAGAAAAGCCGCCATGATTCAAACGCTCTGCGACACAAAGGATGAATTATGAGCTGCGTTCCTGAAACGATTCTTGCAAGCGCCGGTCAATTCACTGGTCTCTCAGAGAATCAGCTTGAGGCGATTCAGGTTCAGCTTTTGTGTGACATCAGGGATGCGCTGAGTTCTGGAGCGGGTTTCACAGGCACTCCAGGAAGCATTCCATTTGCTGGAGCAACTGGCACGCTCACCGAGAACAACGCAAAGTTGTTTTGGGATTCCAGCAATGTGGCACTTCGAGTTGGGGATCGAACCTCAACCTATTCACTATTTTCACCGGATGTAAATCACGTAAACGGCATCTTTGCGGATCGTGAAGTAAGCGGAGCTTACACTCACGTACCAGCTTCCATTTACGGCGCCACCCTTCTCACCGGAACCGGAACCACATCCGTTGTTGGAACCGGGTCTTATTTCGAAATGGTTTCCGGGGCAACCGCTTCAAACGGAATAGGCCATTTTGGAATCGCGCTTCAAACTGGAGGAACCATTTCTGGAACACTCCAGGGACTTCAATTCGCAACAGAATGTTTCGGTGGAACTTCCGGTAACGTGGAAGGTATAAAGCTGCTGAATTTAATCGGCAATCTGGTTGGAACAGCTTTGTGCTCTGGCAATTTTACAGGGCTTTCGATCACCAATTCGCTAATCAGTGGAACAATCTCTGGAAATGAATACGGAGCCAAGATAGTTACGGGTGGAACAGGCACCACGGTTTCCGGCACAAGATACGGTTTGAGGGTTGAACTGGGAGCTGCCGTCACGAAGGGAATCTCCGTTAAAACAGCAGCCACTCCATCTGGAAACGTCTTTGAGCACATAGATTCCGGCAACGCTGTGGTGATGTCGATTGACTCTGGAGGACAAATCCACCTCAATAACGCGGCTGTGGCCGAAACTCCAACTGCAACCCATACGCTAAAGATCAAAGATTCCGGTGGAACTGAGTACAGGATTTTAGCGGTTCCTTAAGCCTATGGAACAAAAGACAAACATTACGCCGAAGCAATATTCGGATTTGAAGAAAACAGGAGAATTGGAGACAATCCTTGAGGTTTTCAAGCTTTCTGGAAAAACACTGGAACTCCGCGGCGACGAAGTCTGGATCGTTACCCTGAACTAATGTGGCCACTTGCGACATCAACACTCTGCTCAGCGACAGCGCCTGTTTCAGCTGTCTAACTCCGGCCCAGAAGCAGGCCGTCCAGCTTCAACTTCTCTGCGAAATCTTCAATAGCGAATCGTCCCTGATGGGGACTGTGGATGTTACTGATCGTCCCGACAGGCTTCTCGGACACGTCACGGTCGATAACGCTTCTCTCTGTGTCACCCAATGCACCTCACCGTGGGTTGTGGATGTGGACAACTTCCCGGCCCAGTTTGGAGTAACACAAGTGACGAGTCCGTGGGTGGTGTCAGTGTCCAACTTTCCAGCCACACAATCCGTCACTCAAGGAACATCACCGTGGGTTGTCGGCGCCACCGACTTTGACATCCGGGATCTCGTGTTTGCGACCGACAAGGTGGACGTGAGTGGATCGTCGGTATTGGTGAGCAATTTCCCGGCGACCGTGGCTGTCACGCAAAGCACTTCACCCTGGGTCGTCTCTGCAACCGATCTCGACATACGCGACTTGGTTTTCGCCACGGACAAAGTGGATGTCACCGGGTCAACAGTCACAGTCAATCAGGGAACCAACCCCTGGACTGTCAGCGGCACCATTACAGTCACCCCGAGCGGCACCCAGGACGTAAATCTGACAAAGGTGGGTGGAACCGCATTTGCTCTTGGCCAACAGCTCTCAGCGGCATCTCTTCCAGTCGTCCTGACAGCAGCCCAGCTTTCAACACTCACACCGCTCTCGACCGTTGCGGTCACACAATCGACGAGTCCGTGGGTCGTCTCCCTTGCATCAACGACCATTACCGGCACAGTCGCAGTGACACAAAGCACAAGCCCGTGGGTGGTGAGCGGCACTGCCGGGGATGACACGAGCGACCAAACAGCAGTATCCACCGGCCTTGTAAAGACAGCTTGCCGCTTGTTTGCCTTGGATGGCGTTGACTGGGACCGGCTTGTCACAGGCCAAATCGGTAACGGCGTTACGGCAAAAGGGATTCTCTCTGTCGTTCCCTACGGCTTCAACGGTTCCACTTACGACCAGTACCAAGTTGATGCAAACAAGTACCTGAAAGTAACGATGGTTGGAGCGGCGGCGGTGAGTCATGTAATTCTCGACGCCGGATCGAGCACAATAGGAAAAGTCGATCAGGGGTTGAAAGGAACCGGGGGTGATAATTCGGGATGGTACATACAGGGCCAAGTTCCGGTGGGTTCAGCTCTTGGAAGCAATCCTGTTGTCATCGGAGGTCAGGACAGCACAACGGCAATAAGACAGTTCAAACTGACGGCAGGTGGTCTTCAAAGAGTTTCTCTTGGGGCATTAACCAGCGGAGCAGATGGAATCAGCAATGGTTTTCTCGTATGTCCAATAGCCGACAACGACTCTTCTGGGAACCTTCTTCTCGCAAATGCTGGTTATGTTTTCAACGGCACCACCTGGGATAGAATGCGGTCAGGCTCGGCTACCGGATCGGTGAAGGTGGATGGGAGTGGAGTGACTCAGCCGGTCTCGGGAACGGTCACAGCAAATCAAGGAGGAGCACCTTGGAGTGAAAACATCACTCAGCTTGGCGGCACTGCTATTGACACGAACAGCGGTAACAAATCTGCCGGAACTTTGCGTGTTGTGCTGGCCACCGACCAGCCTCAGCTCACCAACAAATTGCTGGTCACTCCCGATGCCAACAGCACCGTGGACGTAAATCGGATTGCTGGCACAGCAACAGCCGTCAACAACGGAACCGTCAATGCCGGGACTCAGCGCGTAACCATTGCCAGCGACTCCACCGGGCAAGTCGCGCTTGCAACTGGAACAAATGCCGTCGGGCGAACCTCACCAGAAGCAACCACTGGTGCCGTCGGCACAACTACCTATTCCAACACGGCCCTCTCCAACACCAAACAGCAGGTCAAAAGTTCCGCAGGCAACCTTTATGGTTATCACTTCTACAACTCTGGGGCAGTTGTAACCTACGTTCAGATTTTCAAACTCCCATCGGCTTCTGTGACAGTCGGAACCACAACGCCCGATCTTGTTCTTGCGATTGTAGCCGGTGGTGGACTGGACACGATGGGCAGCGTTCCCATAGCATGTGGCAGTGGCATAACGATTGCCGCGACAACAACACCCACAGGAAGCTCGGCTCCTGTGGCATCCATTCTGGCAAACATCGAATACATCTAATGGCCTACTTTGGAGTATCCGGTTCGACTGTGACGTACAACCAATACGTCTATGCGGATAAAGTTGTAGGGCCTTCATCTTATCCCACGGGCGGTTTCGTGATCGACTGTTCGGTAACTGTTTCTTCGCTCAACTTTCTTAAGCTTGCTTTGGATACCTTGGGAAATCTCCCGTGTTGCCGTGTGGATGTGACCCTTAACTCGCCTGCCAACGGAAAAGCCACGGTGAAGCTTTTGAAGTTGCTCTATACTCGGGTGGCCTCCTTTGGAAATGTTCAAAGTCAACCAGCTGGGGTAACAATCCAAACCGCTTCCGGTCAAACCTCCAGTTCTGAGTCATCTCATACTCACGCGATAGATCACGACCATCCTTCATTCACAAGTGCCGCGCCAACGGCGTCTGGAGGTTCGGTGAATTTGAACGCCGTTGGGCCTAATATGTCCACTCACACTCACACACTGGATCTTCCAAACTTCACAGGAACAAGTGGAGCAGGTTCGTCCCACAACCACACCGACAACACGCTTTACGATCACCGGCATGTCGAAACCCACACAAACACCGATTTCACCGAAACTGAAGTTTCCAACGGCACCGACCTATCTGGAACCATCTGGAACGTTTTCGCAACAGGAGTGAAGATATGATTATCGAGACTGGGCAAATCACGAGTCCAACTGTTACAGCCTCCGAGTTCACCATAACGACGGGACTTGCTTTTCCGACTTACGCCCAGGTCATAATCCAGACCACAATATCAAACATCAAAACCATGTTTGCCCTTCCATGCAGAACCAGTGGATCAGACATTGTGGTGCAGGTTAGAAAGAACATTTACGCATTACTCACCAGCCTTGGAGATCTGAATAACCTTCCGTCTGGTGTTACCTCAGCAACCACATCCGGCCAAACTTACGACGCGGACACGGCTCACACGCACGGGATAGATCATGACCATGCCGCCGCCACATCGACGGCCACAACTGATTCAGGCGGCGGGGTGGCTACATCAGTCTCTGGAAATATGTCCACGCACACCCATAGTTTTGACCCTCCTAGCTTTACAGGAACCAGCGGAGCGGGATCAAGCCACACTCACACATGGAACAATATTTATCAGCACCAGCATGACCTGACAGAAACAGATACCCAGCTCGATACAGCGTTGGCCAATCCTGCGAACCTAACAGGTCTGGTCGTCAACTACGTAGCAATAGGACCGTCCTGATGTCCACCACAGACACAGTAGTAGTGCCGAAAATAGCAGTCGGAAGCAGCTTTACATTAAGCGGCTGGCCCTCAACTTATTCCACCGGGGGATTTGTTTTGGATCTCACATCGAAGTTCGCTTTCCTGAGATTCTTCGATTTGGCAGTAGACACAAATGAAAGTTCATCTGGAAATTCCTTCAGAACCTATCAACTGAATGTTGACAGCACAGGCGCCTACGCGCCCGGAAAGGTGTTGGTTAAAATCTTCCAGTGGAAATACAAGAAGGGAAGCGTCTCGACCATAACTGGAAATCCTTCCGGCACATCGGTAGCGGGTTCCGCAACCCAAGCTGCTACCACAACCGGCTCGTCTCACAACCACTCAATGGACCATAATCACCCCAACACAACCAGTGGAACTCCGTCCGCGAGCGGAGTGGGTGTGGCAACAACGGTAGGTGGAATCAATCTGACAACTCACACGCACGATGTTGATTTGCCCAATTTCACTGGCAACACATCCAGCACAACTCACACGCATCAGAGAAGTTTCGAATACAAGCACAGCCATCCAATAACCACATCAGCAAACAACCTTCCTGTGGCAAACGAGCTGGCCAATGGAACCAGCATGGTCGGGAGTTTTGTATCGTCTTACCTCGCTATAGGAGATTAGAAAACATGACGACCTCAGATGAAACTTACGTGCTGAAAAGCGATACCCCGCAGGAGTATCAGGTATGTCTCAACTTTTTGAGCGACCGTTACCCACAGGGAAACCTGCTCGGATATGTCGTTACAGGAGATGAACCCAATCTCACGGTCACTGTGTCCAGGACAGGAATATCGTGGGTGGTTCCGATATGAGATACCTTCTCCTGATCCTTCTGTGCGGCTGTGCTTCAAACCAGCCATTCCAGGACTCCAAAAAGAAATCCGCTTACGAAGTCCGCGACTTGCTCTGGTTCGGCGGGGTAATCACCACTGGCGAATCCCCATTCATGGACACCCACTACAGCCTTATCTCCCACGAATGGATGGCCCGGTTTCATGGCGGCTCCATGGAACCCAACCACAGCTACGAAGCCCGGGATTGCGACAAGATCGCCCTGAACGACAAAGACGAATTAAATAGGCTCAACACCTACTTATTAAGCCCACCGGCTTTCTTTATCGTAACATCCACTCTCTGGAATGGAGAACATCACGCTTACTGCGTCTGGATTTGCACTGAAGGCGATGTTCACACCTGGGACCGAACACGAACTTTAACCGCCGACCCGAATGAGAACCTTAGAACAGGACGAATCCGAGACATCACGCCTCTCTTGCTTTGATAATGTGCCGAACCTATCATCGCCTGAAACCATGGGGGACACAGATCACAATCATCCAGCTACCCGTGAGGATGTTAAAAAGATCACGGAGCGCGTGGATGAGATAAAAGAGGAGCTGGGGTCGATCAAAGAAGCTCTTCTCGGAGATGTTCACGGCTCCCCGGGAATGATCCACCGGCACAACGATTTGCTTTTCGACATGTACGACAAGGAGGATGGGATTGTTGCGAGGGTGAAGAAACTTGAAGATCAGCGGATGTGGGCCAAGGGCTGGCTGGCCGGTGTGATTGCTGTTTCAAGCCTTTTGGGTGGATTGATCGCCTGGATTCTGAACTTGCTTTTCAGCGGCCACCAGAAGTAGCCTCTAGCTCATGTTGACCATCAACCTGAACGTCCCCCTCCTCACCCTCGAAGGCACCGAAGTCCCGGACACCAACCAGGGAAAGCTTCTGGCCAATCTTCTGATCTCCGGCTCCAAAGGCCAAGCCATCAAGCAATACGACTGGGCCATGACGCTGTGGAAAAAGGGTGTTCTTCAGGTGGACAAAACCGATTTCGACACTGTTCGGGCGTTGGTGGATTCCGCCGAACAACTCACGATTCTGGCCAAAGCGCAGATCCTTCAGCGGATGGATTCACAGAGGATGCTTCACCTGAACCAGAACGGTAATGCTACGGAAGACCGTGTTCGCCACGATTCCAACGAAGTAGCCATTCCCGAGCGAGTTTGACGTTCCACAGTTGACCTCGGTTGGTCCGTTTGAAGCTTGGCTGGTACCATTGGCTCTGGTGAAATTCGTGACAGATCATCGGCATGAACCAGTTTCCGCCGCCTTTCATCATCACCATTTCCCGAAGCACATAATCCCAGGCTTCTCTAGCCAAAAGCATGTCCGGGAAAATCTCCCTGTTTTCCTCCCACCATTTACGGGTAAAGCAGAACAGATCGCTCCCGGGATAAAAGGTTCCGCTCAGAGCCTCATAAGGCGTGAGCATTCGGCTTAGCCTGTGAAAATCATGCCGATGTGCCGCCATCGGCCCTGGCTCGGCTATCAGAGCTTCGGTGATTCCGTGGCAAAAGGCGGTGTCACTGTTGGAGAAAACAATCCGATCTTCGGGTCCAGCTACCTTGACGGCCTCTGCCATCACATCCTTGAGAAACGGAACCGGGTTTGGATCGCCGATAGACCCGGAAAGCCTTCCAAGCTGGTTATCCTTCACCGGAACCGTCACCCACTGGGCCTTGCGATACTCTTCCTGCCATGTGGACTTGGCAAACCGGACCCTCCTGAGCGTCTCTCCATTGCCCTCATAGTCGCTGTAAACGTGGATTAGGCGGTTCGGGAGCCTCTTTTGGGTGTTCGGAGTGGGTAAACGCCCTATCGCCTCCCATATCTCACCTTGGCGCGCAGGATACTCCCTGTAGCGCATCGAGAGAATCGCGGCAGGGGGTGTTGGGGCGCCGTGCCACATGCTTGGGCTGTCTGTCACAAGGGCCACAACTGGAACTTTCGATCCCCGGGCAAGGTGCATGTGGCCGGTGTCAATCGTCACAAGCACCTGGGCGGCGTCAAACAGACCCAAGAGATCGTAGAACCGATAGGCACGAGCCTGTGAGAGATCCACCAGCCGATGACTCCTTCCAAACCGGGTCATCAGCTCGGCCCACAGATGCCCTGAATGCTGAAACGGAGAAGAATGGCCCTGACCGGCAAACAGGATCATCGGCTTTCCATCTGTGAACCTCTTCACAAGCTCCTTCTCACGCTCGGGGCTGCGCCGGTCAAACACCAGAGGATGTTTGCCAAACTCCGCCTCCAGCCCTATGATTCGCCAACTCTCAATCGCAAAGGATGAGCACGATCTTCCGACATTTACTCCTTTTCCGTAAACCTGACTCACGAGAATTGGGTCGTGCCCGAGGGTTTTTGCCTTCGCTATGGCTCCTGGAACGTCTTCGAAAGGGCCATCGAAAGGGACACTATCGCAATATCCAACACCCTCCAGAATGTCCGAGTAAGGCCGAGCAGCCATCACACTCAGACGACCAAAACGCTTCGTGAGGAGGGGAACTGCGGGAAGGATGTTCACAACATCACCGGCCCTCCCTAGTTCGAGCAACAGCGGCTTCATTTCACCCGCTTGAAGATCATGCACCCGTTGTCAGTCTTGGGATCACCGACAACCTCGTGGTAGAGTTTCCATCCGAACCTTGTCCCATCTAGCAGATCCAGTTCTTTCAAAGCCTCCAACACCTGAATGGGTTTTTTGCAATGAGGTTGTTCGTCCTGATTCTGACAGAAATCTGCTGTGTCATGAAACCCGACATATCCTCCAACCTTCACACAGGCTTCCGATAGTAGAAAATCATTCTTGCAGCACTCCTTCCCGTGACACGCATCAATCCAGATGAAGTCGATGCTCTCAAACTCCTGGTTGAGCAGAAACTTCTGGCTGCCCACAAGCGAGAGTTGGGCGTTCGGTGTGAGCATTCTGGAAATAGCTTCTTTGTTGAGCGACCAACCCTCCTCGATGTCCACGGCCCAGCAGGTGAATGGGACTTTCAAGCTCTCGAGGAACTTCACAACCTCCGCGAAGGTTTCGCCTGCGGCCACGCCCAGCTCAACGTAGGTGATCTCTTGTGCCTCCAGATCTCGCAAGCATTTGAGGATCGCGTCACCGGACCCTCCGTTCATCATTATGCCGTAGGCCATAGTTGTGTAGGGTGTGTTCCTTTGAACTCGGTCAACTGGTGTGGACATCCTGTGCCGTCCTTTTTCCACTGGTCATACTCGCCGGTAAGCTGGCCCGGCTGAAGACCATAGTAGCGCTCTCTGGCCTCATACTGCTTGCGATCCACATAACCGTAGTGATAGAGCACCACTCCCATGGCTAGCGTGTCATCCCGGGTGAGAAGCGTCTCCTTCCGGTTCATCCTGGGCGGCTCATGCGATACGAAGTAGTTGTTGCTGTTGAAGAGAAATGCCCGACGCCAAGCCGGCTCATTGCCCCACACGCCTATCTTTAACGGAGTGTGGTGGTTGGTGTCGCCCCAAAAATGCCGAGCAAAAAACTCAGCGTCTGAGTAACCTTCATTCAACATTCGCTGGCTCACCCTTTCGATGTCCTGTGGAAACCAGAACTCGTCAGAGTCAATCTCCCACACAACCCCTGGCGATAACATACGAAGGGCCGAATTGAACTTCGCCACCTTGCTTGGCCACGGCGTGGGATGCGTCAGGAGCACCACATTAGGGTGTCTCTTTGAGAACTCTCTTACGATTTCCACGGTGCGGTCGGTCGAGTAAGGAAGTCCTCCTGTTAACCGCCGTCCGTCCCCTGACGTCTCTCGAGAAGGAAGGCTTGGGCCATCCACCACAATCCACCGGTCAAATAGCGGAGCATGGTGCTCCAGACATTTGCCGATGGTGAGAGCCCCATTGCAAACAATGGTGATGGCACTCGTCATCGGCTTGTCAGATCGTTCAACTCATCTTCCCAGGTCTTTTCTTTGACGGCCGGCGTTCCGCCACCGGCATTTCCATTCCCAGGGCTCGACGCCTTGAACGCTTCCAGCTCCTTTTCGAGGCTCTTGATCTGTTCTGACTGGCGCTGCGTCATCCGAACCATCCGGTCAAACGCCGCTGCCTTATTGCGTACCATCGCATGAAGCTCAGCCTGCTTTTCCGGCGCCATCTCAACACCACTGAAAACCAGATCGGCCAGCTTGGTTCCTTTTTCGAGCAATTCGTTGCCCTCGGCATCTCCTTCCACCGGGGCAAACAGTTCCGGGAACTTGTCCTGCATGGTTTTGATCGTAGTGTTCCAGACCGATTGCCTGCGCTCCCTCTCTAGAAGCCGCTGGGCCTCCTTTTCCTTGGCTGCACTGGCGCTTTTGGTCTTGAAGTCCTCCAGATCGGCCTGCCGTGCCCGGTTAAGATCAATGATCTGACGCCGCATTGCCATCACATCCCCGGCAGCATCGCCAAAAAGCAGCTTGGACATGTTGCTGGCGTCAGCCAGGGGCAGTTGCACCAGCATATTGAAGTCCTCCACAGTGCCAGGCCGGGTAGCGCCGTCTGGCGTCTTTACTTGAAGGCTCTTAATCTCTCCGTAGGCCGAGTCAAAAGCCCTTTCCAGAGGCTTAACGTACTTGTCCTTGTAATCCTGGCTGCGTTCCCAGTTGGTGGCCCTCAACTCAGCCTCCAGCGACTCACGCTGCTTGCGCTCGGCCTCCAGCTGCTCTGCGAAAGTCTTCTTTTCAGGGTCTTCCACAGGCTTTTTGGCCTTCTCCAGCTCCGCTTTGATGGCCGCCAGCTCCTTTTTCGTGTTTTCATAAGCCGCGCGAAGTTCTTTGGCGGTTCCAGCCACCACCGGTTCCGGGGGTGTAGGTGGTTCAGCTGGTTTGGCGGGTGTTTCCGGTGGTTTGGCGGCAGCTTCCGGCTGTTTTGGAGCTGGGGGAGCCGTTGCGGCCGGTTTTTCAGCAGGCTTTTCAACCGGCTTGGGATTCGCCAATGACTCAAGCTCTGCCATCGCATCAAATGACGCCGATGACTCAGGCACAGGCTGGCCACTCGACATGGTCGGCTTGGCTGGAGGCGTTGGCGGAGCTGCCGCGGGCGCTGGAGTTGGAGATGTGGCCGGCGCTGGGGGCGCTGCGGGCGGTTCTGCTGCTGCTGGTGGCATACTATTCCTTTGTGTGTGTTAGGGTTGGGGGTAACGGTTTGTAAACCAAATCTTTTCGCGGCAACGGCTTCGGCTTTGCTGGCGGCTCTGCCAGGTTCAGCAACACCGTGATGAACTCCCGGGCACCTACCATCCGGCTGTGGCTGTCCCAAGCAGTTGCTGCACTTACGCCGGCTGCCGGCATTTGCAATTCCATTTCCGCCAGGGCTGTCTCGAGCGCTTGGTGAAATTCATCCTTGTGAACCAGCTCAGCATGAGCCTTGACGGCTGGGGTTTTTTGAAAGCGTTCCTTGGGCGTTAAAAAGGGCATTCGTGTTATTCCTGTCCTTCTGGCTCACTTACCACAGCAGCCTGCTTTAGTTTGATGTCTGCGGCTGTCTGAACATCCTTGGCGGCAATATCCGCTTGAACGCGTTGTGCCTGCTCGCCCAAGGCCATCCGATGCTTTTGAGCATCCTGTGCTTGGCGCTGCTTGAAGGCCACATCCTTGTGAACCAGCTTCTGGCGCGTCTTGGCTTCGTCCAGCTTGGCCTTGGTTTGGGCCGTCAGCATCGTCGCCTGAATCTTCGCCTTGGCTTCTGGCGGCAGGTTTGAGCCGTTCTGCTGCGCCTGCTGCTGAGCCTCCACAAAATGCTGCATGAACGCCTTCACAATGTTCATGAAGTTGCCAAGCAGATCACTATATCGTTTAACGTTCTGCTTCTCGGCCTTGTCTTGCGCCAATATCTGAATGTGCTGCTCGATGTGAGCGGCTATGTTTTGAAGTCCCATCAGGTCTTTGAAGTCCAGCGGCACTTGCTGCTGTTCCTGTTGCTGGAGCCGCTTGATGACGGCTCCCATGGAGCCCAGCAATGCCTCGATGTATTCCTGATGATTCATGCCGGTCTTGATGGCCACTGGCATTCCCATCATCAGAGTGCCGGCTGCCAGCTGAGCATCATGCACTGCATCGCTCACCGGCTTCTTGTCTATTGGCACTAGCTGAGCTGCCAGCTGAGGATCATCGGTCATTGCTTCGGTGAAAATGTGAAGAATCTGGCGCTGAGGCTCAGGATCGTAGAGAGGCCGAGCGGCCATCAGCTCCTTCGCCTGTGCGATCTCCAGCGTTTTATTGCCACTGCCAAGCACCCGCTCTGGCTCAATGATCCACCTTTCAGAGTCCAAGTATTCCTCGGGCACGCCTTCCTCCCGACACTTCCTCTGAAACTCCTTGGCGTCCTTATCCAGCGTTGGCCTCTGACAGAAGCGCCGGCAAATCTCGTCATACTGAAAGCCCTGGTTGTTATAGGACATCGTCAGCATGGACCCTACAAGCGCATTGGCATTGTTCATCCGGGCCATCACCTCAACGGCTGTCATCTCCTTTTGAGTGCCATTATCCAGCTCCGGCCGAAATTGAGCGCTGGATTCGCTCATGGTCTGGTTGTTCTGAGCCAGCACCTGCTCAATGAAAGTCGGGTTAGGATTGTAGCGCTCCGTGTTAAGCAAAATCTGGAGACCGTCAGGAATGACGCCCAGGTGATGCAGGTCAATCTTGTCCAGCCGCTCCCGGTCCTCCGGCGAACTCACACGGAACCACATCATCAAGTCCTCAAAAGCCTTGTCATTCACTTTGCAGCGAAGCCGGTTCTGGAGGTGACACACAGCATACAAAAGCCATCCAAGGCCGCGCACTGAGTGATACCGGAACGGCGCCACACTTGACCCATCGCCGAACATCACATGCAAAATGTGATTCAAGTTAGTTGCAAATGGTGCCTTGGGCTCATAGATGAACTCCTGACCCATTTCACCTTCTGTCGTATAATCAACGATCATCTTCCGGTGCCACTCTTCAGCTTCCGTGTCATCATTCCGGTAGTAGAAATCCCAGCAGTTGATTGTTGGGATGGCTTCGTTGTCAAACCATGTGAGATCACTCTTTAAGGTCTCTGAGAGTTTTTCCGGTGTGATGTTGATGTCGTTATAGGTGTTGGTCAGATACTCACTGGCATACTTCTTCAGCAGCTGGTTAACCAACTTCATGTTCCATCCAGGGTCCAGCTTTTTGCCGTGCGTTAGCTTGTAAAGTTTGGCCGGCGTGAACTGCTTGAAGATGGCAAAGTAGTCCAGGTTCTCCAGCGAAACCTTGGTGCGGGAAGGCACTAGAAAATCATCCATTGCCACAGGATCAGGGCACCATTTCCATTTGTCTTCCCAGGCACTTGGTCCGACACCATGAAGCACCGTTTGAGCAAACTCAGCCTTCAGCGTATCCATATACGGCTTGGATTGCTTCATCAGCCGATTGATGTTTTTGGTGATGATGCGGCTCCATGTGGAGCGCTTGCTTGGAGGGCCGCTGTCCAGCGATACCGTGAAAAAGTTACCCGGCTTCAGAAACGCGTTGGTGAAGGTGTTTCGGGCGTCGTGAGCGATGCGGGCTGCATCCAAAAAGTTGACGTTAGTGTTGCAGTGGTTTTCCTCGGCCTCGCGTTCACTATAAGGCGGTTCACCATTAAAGAGGTCATTTATGAGGGCGCGATTGGCGCTGCGCGGCACATCCGCAGCCTTTAAGTAGTAAACGACGTTGGCAACCTGGCTGGCTTTTTCGAACTTTTTCATGCTGCGACCTTTCGCTGCTCGCGCAGCAGTTTCAGTAATGTGCCGTCCTTTGACCGGTGAAAGAGCACAGCATCCTTGGGGATTGACGCCAGTGTGAGCGTATTCTCAGGGTCGCCATTCTCCAGAGTCTCTTTGAAGGTGGGGGGCAGTCCGTGACGTCCCCAGAAGTTGTATATGAGCTTGGTGTGATAAGTGTCATTCAGGATGATTTCCTGACCCACCATGTCAAAAGCCTCGGCAGAAGGCAATGTTTTGACGTAGTAGTTTCGGGCATCGTCTGGATAAACAGCCACGCCACTCAGGTGTCGGACACCATCCTTCTCATTGATGCTGCCCATGAAGGAGTGCTCACAGACTGAATAGACTGATGCAATCCTGTGAAGCCATCCCTCCTTGAGTGGAACTGCGTCCGGCTCCAGCCACAGAAAAGGCTCATGAATCTTTGCGATGGTTGCTTCAAAAAGCCGGTTTGCGCCCAGCGGCCAAGGCTCTTCCTGCGGGGCTCCGGTTTTCACGATGACGTCAACGCCACGAAAACACTGGCAGGCTTTTTGACGCATTCCTTGCAACACTTCAAAGCCAACGAATGGTGACGCCAGTGTGGCATCGAACTCTTCACACCCACCCAACTCCTTTATCCACGACAGCAAATCTGAACAAAGCATGATGTCCCGCTTGCAGTATGGAATCACTACTCTCATGCGCTTAGTTCCTGTCTTTTCCAGCACCATTCCGGGAACTCCTTCAAAAGTGCTTGGCTTGTGTAAGACCGGATGTGCTCAATAGGGCACCACACAGCCAGCGGCAGGTGACACAAACAAACCTTGCACGTTCCGAGCTTGTCTTCACCGGCTGTCGACAGTGCCAGTTCCGACTTGGTGCGCAACTGCTCCTTGATAGCCTCAGCCATCGAACGCGTGATTTTGCTCACAACAAAACCGCCGTGAGTATTCATGGGACACTGATTACAAACGTTGGTGCGTTTCTGAGCCAGCTCCTGAGAAACAGGACGGCCACCGGCCCCAAGCCATTCATTGATAATGCGAGCACCCCCAGCCAGCTTGCTAATGCCGGCCACATGTTCTGCAACTCCTCGAAACATGCCGGACCTCGGGCGGTGGACTTTTTTTTTAATCTCAGCATTTTCGACCCACTCCGGGTTATTGGGCAGTCGCAGACAGGTGAAACGATCCAGCTCTTCAGCCACTTTGCTCCATTCGGTGGAGAGGCCAAACCGTGGGTTTCTTTGGCGCATTTCAATGATCCTGTCCACCGTCTGGTCAAACGTGTCAGAGAGTGGAAAAGGCGCATTCCAGTTGGTTTGCGGCTGAAAGAAGAGCCAGCCACCTGGCGGGAATCCTTGTGTTTTAAGAAGCGGCATAGTTTAACTCTTTGGCTTTGCGAATCAAACGCTGTTTGTCACGAAGCTGGTTTAGCCAGTTTTCGTTGTTTTGTCGAGACAGACCTGCGAGGCGCTGGATCTGAAAACCGCGGCGCCGGGCTCCTTCGACGGCCACTACAAACGAGTCAAAAAGGTCCGGTGAGCGGCCCATTCGAAGCTTGGTTTTGTCCTTGGACTCCACTTCGATTTTGTTGCCGGCTACGATTGTCCATTCGCGCATGCAGCCTTCCAGCATTACGGCCTCGGGAAGGCCGCGTATCTGGCCGCTCTCGATGGCATAGCGCACGCTATACCACAGTTCAGTAACGAACTTGCTGTAGTAGTCCTTGCAAAGCTTGCGGATGTCCAGGCTGACGGGCCGGCTGCTGGGCTTGCCACCGAACTCTACTGGGTTCACATGAGGGCTCCATAACCTGGCAAAAGCCGTCCCCAGTGTCCCACGGCCTGTTGAGTCGTAGAAGACGTCTTCTGGCCCCATGCTGCGTGTTATGCAGGCTTTCATCACGAATTCGGCAATCTGGTCTTCTGGTGAAAGGCCGAGTTTGCTGCTTACCGGCACCACCATGGGGGGTTCCTCGAAAGCCAGGGTTTGAACGCCCCGGCTGTCATAAGCCATTGACAAAAACGTGAGAATACAACGGTCGCCGCCGGTGGAGCCATAGGCTGCGTCCAACCCAGCCAGCTTTTTTGGTGTGGTGCTGCCCCAGATGACCTCATCCATTGCATGAAACTGCTGGCACAGACTGCGCGTGATGACCCGGCGCGATGTGCTATCCGCTGGCATCATGCCGAGGTTCATCATCGTAAACTGCAAACTCTCTCGGCCGTAAAACTGGATGTCGCTGGCAATGGCTTTGCGTGTAATCAGGAATGGGAATGGGACCGGGGCGTCTTCCGGCACATCAAAGTTTGGGCTGTCTGTGCCAACAAGCTGGACGGCAACGCCACCTTCAAAGCGTGTGGGCCATGTGGTGGTTTTCTCTGTCTGATCCCGCCCATCCCAGCCACCAATGGAGTCGGCTGGTTCACAGATAAGGCCAAGTGCGTCAGTGCGATCCTTGGGGTTTCCCAGGCCAATGCACTGGAAACCGGCATTTTTGTTGAGGTTGGAGATGCTATCCAGGAAGCCTCGTGGAAGGAACTGAGCTTCGTCAGCGACGAGAATAACGCGGGTGTTCTTCAAGCCGACATACTTGGAGATGCCCACGAAGTTGCCGCCGCTCACGCACGGAATGCCAACGATGCCGTTCCTGAAGTCACGCACCAAGTCGTCTTTTGCGTCGGTGGTAATCATCAATCGGCTTCCGATGGCACAGCCTGGGAAATCAGGAAACCGGGCCTTGGCGGCTGCCCAGCTCTTTTTGGTTTCACCCCAAATGCGCAGCTCCAGAGAGCGCATTTCGGTGCTGCTCACCATCACGGTTGTTTCGTTGGGCCAGATGCTGTAGACGGTGAGGGCGTAGTCGGAGGCTTCGCGGGTTTTGCCCGACGAGGCCGGTCCCAGAATCCCGATGATTCGGTTCTCTACGAAAGTCCGCAAGAGAAGCTCATTCCACCGGTGCCACTTTTTGTTGGGCCAGTAAAGCTTCTGGAGGTTCAGGTAATGCTCATAAAGACCCGCGCCGCATTGCTGTCCTTTTTTGCCGATCCACCGGCCACCCCGGCGAATCGCCGCCTTCTCAATCTGAACGTCGCTCTCCCCCTTTCGCCACACAGCGCCATACTTTTCTATGCCAAGAGTTGACACTTGCCACATCCTAGAGCATGCGCTATACAATGGCAAGTATGGCCGCCAACGACACCCCCATCGGTAGAGAACGAAGCCCTTCTCTGGAAATTCGCATTAACAGCCTGGATGATGCCAGGTCTGTGGTATTTCACGGTGGTGACATTGAATCGGCTAGGATGGCACTTGGGCTTGAGAGCGTGGAGTTCCTTGTGGCCTCTGAAATCAAATCGGAAGTGAATGCCGTCATTCGCGGCGTGTTCCGGTGCCGCACCTTTACGAGTTATGTTGGAGTGCGCGAAGGCAACAAGCTCTATGAGCTGAAGCACTTCAAGTTAACGCCTGTGGTGCCTAACACCAAGCTCAACAAACTCAAGCAGGCCAAACAGAGATTTGAGACTGCCGCATGAGCGAAGGGATTCCACAGCCACAGGATTGCGGCACCGCCTGCCAGACCAGTGCGGTGGTTACAATTCCTGGCCCAAAAGGTGACACCGGTGCTGCTGGTGCTGACGGGAACAATGGTGTCTCAGCCTATGCGCTTACCACGGCGGCTTTCACGGTTCCCGCTGTTAGCTCGAATGTCACGATAGATGTCTCGAATAGTTCATGGATGATCCCCGGGGAACCGATCTTCATTCAGAATGCCGGGTTCTACGATGTCGTTTCAAAGCCAAGCAACGCTTCTGTCACGGTAAAGAATCTCGGTTACACTGGGAATGCTGCTCCGACGACCGTGATTGCGATGTTGCAGCTTTTGGGTCCAACCGGACTGAAGGGAACCGATGGCACGGTTCCGACGGTCACTTTCAACGACCTTTCTCCGACCACCACCAAAGGCGATCTGATTGTTGATGACGGCGCCAACAATCCGAATGCCAGTGATGTGCGGTTTCCGGTGGGTTCAGACGAGCAATGCCTGGAAGCTGATTCCACTCAAGCTGCTGGGTTGATCTGGAAAACCCGGTTCCTTAATGGAAGCGATCTTCTCACCTTCGGCGCGATAGGTGCCAATGGTGGGACCGACGAACAGACGATTGCAGTGGTTGGAGCCGGTGTGAATGACCCGGTGAGCCTTGGCCCTCCAGCCAGTATTGACGCTGGTGTGGTCTATTTCGCATACGTGAGTGCGCCTGATGTGGTGAAAGTCCGGGGGACCAATTCCACCGGAGCACCAATCACTCCCGCAGCTGCCCAACGATTCTCCGTAAGAGTTCACAAATGATATGCCCACGACAAGAGATGCCCGGCCATTGGTGGATGGTTTCTCTTCCCTTTTAGGCGGAGTGGATTCCGGCAGGGTTCCTTCGCTGCTTCAGAATAACCAGCTCTCTTTCGCGGTGAATTGCGATTTGCGCGGAGGATTTGTCAAACCGCGCCCAGGCAATAAAAAGGTCCAGCTCAACTTCAACAGTAATACGGTGGTGCAAACCCGGTTCCAGACTGGGATGTGGCAGGTAGGGGGTTACTACAAGCCCGACATCGGGCCGGAAGTCCTGCTCTGCTCAATCGGTGGAAGGCAGTTTCGAATCAACGTGCTTCAAGGAAACTCCGTAGAAGAAATCACCATCAGCAACCGAACGACTACGACTGCAAACTTCGCTCCTCCAATCATTGGAAACAATGTGGTGATCTCGGTGGTGAGCACGGTGGGGTTAAGCCCAGGAGCCGGGATTCTGGTGAACGGGAAGAACTATCAGGTCGTGAACGTCCTGAGTGCTACCTCGGTCTCGATCAAAAACATCGACGATGATGGAAGCACTAATCCTGTGCTAGCCGGTTCGGATGTGATCTACTACGACCCTAATCCAAGCAACATCGACCAAGCATGGGAAACTCAGGCTGAGAAATGGTGGGTCTTAAGAGATGGTCCCTCGATCCCGATCATCTACGACGGAGCCACGGCTCGACGCGCCTACAGCAACCAACCTCCGAATAATGGGAAGGAGATTGGACCGGGGCGAATGCTCACCTATGGGATGGGCCGAATATGGGGAGCGCAGAACGATCTCCGAAGCTTTCGGGCTGGAGACCTTGTGAACGGGACAAGCGGAACGCCTGCCAACAACTTTCGGGACAGCGTTCTCAAAGAGACCGAGAACACCTTCCTGAATGGTGGAAAGGATTTCGTCACACCAGTAAACTCAGGTGGAATATCTGCCATGAGGTTTGTGGCGACGCTCGACAGTTCTCTTGGCCAGGGTCCGCTTCAAGTCCTCACCCCGACTACCACGTTCTCAGTCAACACCCCACTGGACCGAACCGTGTGGGCCGCTTTAGAAAACCCGATCCAAACTATCAGCCTTATCAACTACGGCGGTCTCTCCCATTACGGTTCCATCCTCGTAAACGGCGACATGATCTACCGCGCCATTGACGGGATACGCAGTCTTGTTCTGGCCCGAAGAGAGTTCACTGGCTGGGGCAACACTCCCATGAGCCGGGAGATGAATCGGGTGATCGTAAAGGACAACACCGACCTACTCAAATACACCAACGCAGTGGTGTTCAATAACCGGCTTCTGATGACCGCTTCACCTCAGAGAACCTCCCACGGCGTAATCAGCAAAGGCTGGATCATCCTGGACTTCGATCTCATAAGCTCAATGGGCCAGAAGGTTCCTCCAGTTTATGACGGGCTTGGGATTGGTCTCAACATCCTTCAAATCGTAAAAGGGAGTTTCGCTGGGGTGGAACGCTGTTTTGCTTTCACCCTGAATTTCAACGAGGAAATTGAGCTTTACGAGATGACCACCTCAGACAAGTTCGATCATCAGGTGGATCAGACTGATATTCCGATAAGCTGGTTCTTTGAAACACCGGCTTATGGGTTCGGTTCAGCTTCATTCCCGCAGCGACGTATCCTGAAAAGGCTGAACAACCTCACGCTGGAGATCGACAACCTCGTGGGCACCGTGAACTTCAAGGCGTACTTCAGGCCAGACAATTATCCCTGCTGGATTCTTTGGAAGGAATGGTCCGATTGCGCCACATACAAGGATTGCAGCCTTGATCCAATCACCGGTTGTCAGACAGTTCACAATTTCAAACCGCAGTTTCGCCCAAGAGTTGACCTCGGACAACCACCGGACGAATGCGACGAGATCACCAACCGGCCCTTGAGAGAAGGTTATCAGTTCCAGGTGAGGCTTGAGGTTCAGGGCTACTGCGAGATCCGGGACTTGCGTTTGACGGCGGAAGAAAGGGTGGAACGTTATTACGGAACAGGAGTGGTGGGATGCGATGAGTGATTGCCCAAACCGCCTTGAGTGCTGTGATTCTCCGCACGAGTTATTCGATTACTCGCTCAATGCGTGGCCAACCTACACCAACGCCGAGCAGTCCGTGTTCATTCCTTGTCCCCCAGGATTCTCCTGTGAAGATCAGTTCGGAAATCCGATCCCCGGAATCACTGTGACAGTGGGTGCCGGTCTCGTCACCTTTACGCCCACGACGAAGGAGGAGAACGACAACCACCAGACTTTGCTCGATCAGAAGGTTCAGCAGTACGCCCAGAACACGAACACATTCACCTACTTCATTGAGAAACCTAAGTTGTATTTCAACAAAGCGATGGATCTCACCTGCACACAGGGAAGGGTGAGTGATGTGACGATGCTTCCGTGGTTGATAAACGGAGTGTTCCATGTTGATGCAGGACTGTTCTCTTCGACGATAAGTGTTGAGGATGCCAACGCAAAAGCGGTTGGAGCTGCGCTCGTGTTCTTTGAGTTGTTCGCGGATTGTCACTGGATCAACGCGGAAGTGACGCTCAGCTGCCCGACTGGAGCCGAAGGGGGGCCGATCACGGTGCCTGCCGGACATGACATCAGTTACATCTCTCAGGAAGACGCGGATGCAAAAGCTCTGGCTTACGCTCAGGCTCAGATTCCGAGTGTCTGTCTTTACTGGAACGACATGACGACCTGCGACTGCACACCCCCGGCCACAGGAGGGCCATTCTCGGTGCCAGCTCATACCTACAGCTCGAATGTTTCGAAGGCAGCAGCGAATGCTTTGGCTGATGCGGATTGCGCGGCTCAGGTGGCGGCGGGTTGCACAAGCTGCACAGACCATCCGGTGAATGATCTGGTCTGGACAAAGACTGGAGATGGGACCGGATCAGGGTCCGGTGGGTCTGCCAGTGGTTCAGTAGCTCAGCCCCAGGATGTTGAACTTCAGTTTACGCTCCAGAATAGCTGTAATGCCTACACGGTAAACATCTCGGTTCCCTACACGATCACAGCTTTGGATGGAGTGTTCGGACCTCCGGGGGCGTCCAATACTGTCATTGAGATATTCGACATCGACAATGCCGTTGCGCTTGCAAGCGATCAAGTTGTGGGAGCGCCTTTCCCGGCGCCAGCAGCCTGCTCTACCAAGTCTGGAACTTTGAGTGTAAATATCGCGTTGAATGCTTTCGGAGTTCCACCAACATCCCGAAATTTGCAGATTGCCTTGATCTCTCAGCCGGTGGGATTTCCGCCAACCGGTTGTTCCTCAAGTTTCACCGCAACTCTGACCCCGCTATTTCCGCCTTGAAAATGAAACCCCGGTGAACTAAACCTTAAACAATGGCGGGGTGAACGCCAGAAACAATGAGTACTCCTGTCCAACTCACCCCGCCCATCCTTCCTGAAGGAGTTTGTTTCGCTAACGAACAGGAACGGGCCAACAGTTTCTTCGAACTTGCTTCGGCTCAAATCAGCGGAGAGTTCACATCTTGGAACGTCGGGACATCGACTCCGACGGTTGACAATCAGGACAAGCCCTGGCTCAAGCTCAACTCAGACGGATCGCCGGAGGGTTCTTATGCGTTTTCTTCCGGTGCGTGGGTTCGGCCTTATCCGGTTCCCCCTGGACCGAATGCAGTAAGATGGTTGTGGACTTCAGATCAAGCAACCCTTGACACTTTCGACGGTGGATCGGCTGGGGCTGTAACGAATACGACCGGGCCATTCTGGACTATCGACACCGACTTCGCCGACAAGATTCCCATTGGGGCCGGAACGGTTGCTGCTGTGGGTGTGGATGCGGCAAAGGTGAACATGACCGGCGCCCAGAAGGTGAGAGGCGTGAATTTTATCAAACGCACTACCCGAAAGTACATCGTCGGATGAGAGCCACTTTAAAAACAGCCAAGGATTCCCGAATCGCCGAGCTGGTGGGAATCTGCAAGAACAGCGCTGCCTTCGTGAGTCTTATAAACGAGGTGATGCAGAGACTTATCGTGCGTGGCAAGTGGAAAGGTTCGTGGCAGCGCATACGGCTTTGTCTGAACAACGGTTGTGTGACGTTTCCGAGAACAGTGGCGGCCATTTACGATATTGCGATGTGCGGATATGTGACGCCCATTCGCAATGCGTGGTGGGAGTTTCTGCCCAATGAGCCAGGGCCAATCAGCGGGACTGCTTGTGATCGGGGATGCCCAGGCCAGCAGTTTCTGGATCGCGGCTTTCATCCGACGTTTTCTGACGTGCAGCCTCCCAATAAGAGGCTTCGAGCCTATATAACGGATGTGGCAGACGTTGGGAAGCGGCTTCATGTTTTCGGCCAAGATCAATATGGCAACCCGATCCGAACTGGCACCACCGAAGGTTTCTACATGACGCTGGCCGATCCTTATGTGCAGACTGACTTTGATGTGAGTGTGGTGACGGGAGTGCAGAAGGATGTGACGGTGGGACGGGTTCCACTTTATCAGGTTGACACGGTCAGCACCATTCAGCTCGCTTTGGGGTTGTATGAGCCCACAGAAACCGTAGCCGAGTATCACCGGTATTACATGAGCGGCTTGAACGTGCACGATAGTTCATGCCAGTGCTCGACGGTGAAAACGGTCATGGCCATTGCCAAGCTGGAATTTATACCAGTCGCTAACGACTGGGATTACCTGTTCATCGACAACATTCCGGCCATTAAGGAAATGGCCATGTCGATACGTTTCTCTGAGATGGATGACAGCGCCAGCAAACAGAAGGCGCTGTATCACGAGGCTCGGGCCATTCGGGAACTCAATAACGAGAAGCGCAACTACGAGCCGGATGACCAGATAACGGTGAACATGAATGTTTACGGAAGTGCCAAACTGTCGAAACAGCGTATTGGGAGACTTGTATAATGCCCTTGCCGACCATACCCACGTTTGAACCGGACCAGACGGCTCTGGATGCGCTGAACAAGTTGAAGGCGGCAGGCTACACGGGACTGAGCGGTGGTGGCCTTTCAGGAGGGCTTTCAGGCGGTGGAGGAACCGGAGCTGGTAATGACATCTTTGGGTACCGGCCGGCGCCCATTCCGTTGCCGCGGCCAAAGACGGATATTGCCGGTGTTGTGCCGGGGTATCAGTCGCTTATTGACACACTTTCCGGGAACCTGATGAACAGCCTGTCGGGGAATTTGCCGCAGCCTTATATCAATGCGTTGCAGGATACCTACAATGCGAGGGCGCAACAGGCCGGTGTGGGTGGATCGCCCTTCGCGGGAAATGCGATTAACTATGGCGTGGCCAAGGACATCATGGCCCAGCAGAACCTCGCCACAAACCAGCTGCTGAACTATCTGACGACGCAGAAGAACACGGCGACGCTGGACCCGGCTCTTCAAGCTGAGATTGCGCATTTTAACTCGCTGATGGCGGCTTCGCCCAATCCGGCAGCTTATGCCAACTGGGTTCAGGAACAGTTCAAGAATCAGATGGCGCAGGCCAATCCGACGAGGCCAACGCCGGGATTGAGCTATGCGGCGCCACGGCCGGATTATACGAGGCCGTCGGGTGGGTCGGTTGCGGGTGGAGGATTTTCAACACCTGTGTGGTCGCCGGCGCCGGTGGTTGGGTTTGGAAGTGCAACGAGTCCAACGAATGTGACTGCCGGAACAGGTTCGTATCCTACTGCGACGACAGCGCCCTTGGACTATGATGTTGGGCAGTATGAAATGGGCGCTTATGACACTGCGCCAGTTGCGGCGCCTGTCGTGGGTGGCTTCCCCGACACCGCAGCTCCACTGGACTTGTTCAACTACGGAACGCCCAATGTCGACCAGCTGATGCAGGACGCTGGAATACCGGACTACAGTGGCGGCGGATTTGACTTTAGCTACGCTTGATATGGCATTCCAAATTCCACCCTGGTTGCAGACAAATCCGCTTGCGGCGATAAGCGAGGCGGCGGCCTTGGGCAATCGCATACGCGAGCAGAATGTGCAGCAGTTTCTGGCACAGCAGGAGATGGCGCAGAGGGCCAGTCAGTTTCAGGCGCAACAGGCGGATCGAGCGGCGGCGTTGCAGCTGGAAGCTGAAGGCCAGCGCCAGCAACAGGCTTTAAGGCAGCAGCAGTTTGCGCTGGATCAGGCGCAAGCGGCGGAGAAGGCCAAGGCGGCAGCTCGCTACAACATCGGGCTTACGAATTTTCAAAATGCGGTGGCTGGCGGTCAAGATCCGATGCAGGCTCTCATCAACAACCTTGGGGATTTAGCGGCTACGAATCCCAATGCCATTGAGTCTGTGCTCGGAAAGAAAATGGCTGCTGATATAAGCAAACAAAACGCCGAAATCAGGAACCAATATTTGGTGGACAAGCTTATTCAGGACAAAACTATTGCTGAAGCAAAGCAGGCATCTCTCGATGCTTACAGAGCGGCCCGGGAGGAGGACAGACGGAGAGATGCAGATCGGCTAGAGAAGCTGAGCAAATCGCATACCCTGACTGATCTTGAAAAGCTTCAGCTTGGTGCTGGAATAAAAGGTGCGTGGGATGAGGCAATGGCGATGCCCACAGCGGAAAACTTTGCCAAAGCTCGTGAGAGGATTAATGCGATGTTTGCTCCGTTTGAGGCAAGGAAAAGCGCGGCACCTGCTCCCAAAACCTCCGACATCCCGACAATCACCAACGACGACGAGTATGACAACCTTCCCTCCGGCACTCAATTCTACGGTCCCGACGGCAAACTTCGCCGCAAGCCATGAGCTGGAAAGATGCACCGATTGTTGAGGAGTCTTCAAAGTGGCAGGATGCGCCGGTTGTTGGAGCCGAAGTAAAACCTCAAGCTCAGTCCAGTTGGTGGGACGTCCTCACCAAAGGAACCGGCATGTCCGGTCTCACGGAGGATTATTCCCCGGAAAGTCTTAAAGCAGCTGCTGAGCCGGCTGTTCCGGCTGCGGGTGTTCGGCGATTGTTGGAAGGAACCATACCCGGGTTGCAGCTGGCTGAGACGATGCCCTCAGTTAAAGGCGCTACTGAAGCAGTTTCGGAGTTTGGGAGTGGGTTGACGTCTCCGGCTGCGGTTGTTCCGGGAGTGGTGGCTGCGGCGTTTCCACCGTCAGCGCCTTTTATCGGTATTGGCTTTGGGGCCAAAGCGGCATTGGACCTGCCGGAAAACGCGGCTCGACGGGGAACAGCTTCGGTCGGATCAGAAGGATCTCTCGCAAAGGAGATGATGGGCTTAGGCTTGGATGTGGGTGGAACCGGGCTGATGCTTGGTGGGAGTCCGGCTGGGGCGAGGCTTCTAAAGGAGCAGTTAACGCCAAAGCGGCCGCCGTTGTTGCCACTGGCTCAGAAGGTGTTGGATGGGTTGCCGCCAGCGCCACCAGCTCCTCCTCCACCGGATGTGGTGGATCAGCCAGCGGGGTTGAATGTGACGCCGGAGGCGAGGGCGGCGTTGGAGAAGCTTCAAGCTCCTACACCGGACGCAGTGCCAGCTGCTTCAACAACTCCAACGACAAAACCTACTGACGTTGGCTACCACTATGGCGACAATCAAACAGCCAGTGACACAACACTCAGTAGAATGGGCGGCAGGTCCACCGGACATTTCGGAACTGGTGTTTACTTTCTTGGAAGTGAAACTCCAGGAGAGCCTCGTGCTAATCGTCCACTAACAAAAATTGACTTAACCGATTTAAACTTGGCCAAGCCGGCTAAAAGCGATGTGTTTACGCTTCATGACGCACTAAAGATGTTCAATAACGCAGTTATGAAGGGAGAGAACTTAGATTTCAATGAACCAAGATTTACTGGGTCGAAAACGTTATCCAGTCTCAGAATTTCGCTCGGTTTTGTTAAACACTCTGAGGCAGAGATTGTAGCTGCCATGAAGAATGTGGAAGCTTTGTTCAAGACTGGTCAAAACGATGGACTAAGAACACCAGCCACTTACTTGATGCAAGAGCTGGGATATGACGGCATCGACGTGCGAGGAACCCGTGCAGATAACACTGACTATGGTAGTGTAATTTTTCACAAAACGCCAGCTGACATTGCTCCAACTGAGGTAACAAAGACATCGAAGTCCAAATCAACCTTACCTGATTACATCAGAGAAGAAATGCTTCGCAGAGGTCTTAACCCGAACAGGACTTTTAATGATGCTGACTTGCAAAATCAGAGTGTTGTTGATGCCATAAAGATGGACCCTACGCTGACTAACGCAGAAAAAGAATCTCTGCTTCGAACAGGGTCAATTACTGCGCCAACCTCCACAGTCAGCCCAGAACCACCGCTAGACAATCCACCTGACACAACAGCTTCAACATTGCCAGCTCCATTGGTTCCACAAGCTGGCGTCCACTACCAAGCCGAAGGAATACCAGTTTCAGATCGGCCACTTGGTATCGTCGCACCAAACTCAGTTGGATTCTTTGACACGCTATTTAATCTTCGAACCGCTCCGTGGTTAAAGCAGATGGCTCAGAATGTTGTGTTGTTCAAGCGCGGCTTGGAAATGCAGGCGCTTCCAAAAATTACCGACGCAGACAGGGTCACAGGTGAAAAAGGCGTCCGATATGTGGCCAGCTTTGATGTCGCCAAGGCCAAGGGCTTGGAGTTTGCCGCCAAGGTTTTGGAAGACCTGGATGTTGATCCGCTGAAATTCGGAAGTGCTCTCACCGAAGATAACCTTCGATCAGTCAGAGAAGGTTATAAGAAAGAAGCGCAAGATGCGTTAGCCGCAGGCAAAGGGGAAGACGCGCTGCTTTATAACGACGCAGCAAACTCGGTTTCAACGATGATTGGTGAGAAGGGAGCATTCAAAACTGAACAAGAGTATCAGGATTACCTGAAAAACCCGGACGTTCAGGAAGCCATCAAGCGACACATCCAGCTATGGCAGGAACAGAAAGACCCTCTGTTCAGGCAGGCCAACGGCCTTGACCCAGACATTGAATTGCCAACGCGCGGCCTGCAAACCGGCGCCCGCATAAACCTCATGCCAGTTTTTGAGGATCAGCCTGGAATACCTACAGGGAAGATTACTTCGTTCAGGCAGTTGGCAACACTTATGCGGCGAGACCCGTTTGGGCGCCGGGCAGCCGGCACCGGCAAAGTCTACGAAGGCAACTATCATGCGATAATGGCCAACGGGTTTGGACGTGAAATGCCGGTTGCCTTGCAGCACGAGTTCATAAAGTCGCTGGTGGATAGTGGCAACGCGGAGATCACTGAGAAGATGATGGATAAAAACCTCACCATCAAAGGTGAACCTACAGAGAGCATGTTGCTTCGGTTGAAGCCTTGGACGGGCCGGTTTCTGCAGGTTCGAAAAAGCTTGGCAGAGGAAGCTCGTGTGGCAATGGGTTTGGACACACCAAGAAACCTGGGTGTGTTCACTGACATGTCCAGGGCCATGACCACGCAATCAGTAAAGGGCTTAAGCGAAGGTTCCACACACGCTTCAAACCTGATGATGCGTGTTTTTACGGGGCCTGGACCCACGGCAAACCCACTTATCAACGCGCTCATAAAATCCATGGGGCGGCCCGATCTGGTTTACACAATTCCCAAGACCATCATCGGTGCGTTTATTCATGACCCCAAAGAGCTGATGCCGCTGGCGGAAATTGGCGCCGCCAAGGAGCCTTACACAGGAGTTGTGTCAGGGCCACTTCTTAACAACATCGACAAAGCGGTGAGATTGGATTCAGCACAACTCTACAAAAACATGGCCGCTCAAGGCTGGGTTGTTGACACTGAGACTGGGCTCAGGGAGTTTGTGAACCGGGTTGGTAATTATAACAAACGCTTGCAGCCGTGGTTTGTTCGCCGGATGCGAGAAACTGGGGTTAACCCATTCGCAACAGCGGTGCGAAACTTCACATCTGAAGCCGTTCGGATAGGTTTTGCAGGGCCTGGAGCCAAGGCTCCAACCAACCTGGCAGCACTTGCGCTGAGAGCTGACGTCATCGGCGGCTGGATTGGTTTCGTGGTTTTTGGAGCTGCTTTAAATACGCTCTTAAGCGGTCATCCCGAGGGACCAAAAGGAACCAAGTTTGGCGACATTGGATGGGTAGGTGACGATGGAAAAACGCACACATTTCCGCTTGGAGCCTTGTCAGGCTATGGCCGCACACTGCGCATAACAGGAGTTGGAAAACTGATCGAAGCCGCACAGCAAGGTGTGTCGCCAAACATCGCAGCCACAGAAGCTGCACAAAGCCTGGCAAACACGGCCATCTCACAGGTTACAGGGCCAGCTGTCCGGTTTCTTTCCATTGCAGCAACAGGCAAGACTCCTGGGATACCGGCTTATCAAGCTGCGCCACTGGCGCCACCCCAAGAAGATTTCCACCTGTTTAAAAGCCAGATCGCTAAGAATATTGTTGAAGCATTGAAAGAAGTGAATCCGATTGTGAATAGCACCATCGACGCTTCTCAAGGCAAGTCGCTCAATGACATCATGCAGCAGCAGCTCACTCGTTATACACCTCGGGAAGTTTCGTCACTGGCATCCTCGGGCCGATTGGGTGAGGTTAAGAATCTCATAAGTGCCAGAGATTACGCTGACGGTTTGGCAGCAGAAGCTAAAAAACTTCCGCATAATAAACGCGCTGACTTCATACAAAGCCGTCTTGCTGAGGATCAGGTTCCACCGATCTTCCTTCACGTGATAGCGGCTGAGTTGCGTAAGAAAGGCGCTTACAAATACTGATATGCCCTCCAAACAAAAATCCGCCCGCCAAGTCCGCTACCTGTTGAGCAAGTCCTCGCCTTTGAGTATCGTCCAGAAAGACAAGCTCAAACATGAGCTGCATACTCACGAGGTGACGATTGCAAAGCGTCCGAAGCATGGGAAGACCCGTTACTACTAGACGGTCCCAAGAGTTCGCGCAGTGCCCGGTCAGTGCGTGACACACCTGGTTGCATGAGCCGGTAGGTGCCGGCAGCTGTCATGATCGCTTGGTCGGTCTTCACCAAATGGTCGAGCGCTTCCTCAAAAAGTTCCTTGCGGCCCAGGTCGACGGTTTTGATGCGCAGCTTCTTCACGGTGCTTTCGCCCTCGGTGCGCAGGACATGCTGGATGCGGTCAATGAAGGTGCGGGCAGCGTTGTTGGTGATGCCGGCGAAGGCGGTGTGCATGTGGCTTTCGGTCACAGTCAAGAGGCGCAAGGCACGCTGGCAAGTTTCAAGGCTGATTGGGATGCCCAGCTCAGGGACTTCGCCAAAGTGCATGAGCATGGAGAGTTTGCGCCAGTGTATGAGCTTGCGGCTGTAGTAGTGGTCGAGCTTGGGATCGTCGTTGACGCGGGTTGTTTCAAGGCGGTTATTTTCGTGGAGTTCGCGCTCAATGGCGGCCGCCTCTGGAGAGTAGGTGGCGGAGCCGCAAAGTGCGGAGAGTTTTCGCAAGTGGTTCTCGACATTGGTGCGGGCCTGGCGCTGGGCATCGGTAAAGCCCTGGTGGATTCGGCGGAAGCGAGGCTCTTCCTCGTAAACTACGACGCAACGGGAGGCGAAGCCTTGTGTGAATACCTTATTGCTGAAGCATTCCCGGATGTGGTCCGGGGTGGTGCACATCAGCATGGAGAGGCAGACGTTTTTGATGTCGTCGGTGCCCTGGCCCTTGGTGATGTAGAGGAAGTTGCGGGCATCATAGAGCTTGCAGAAGACTCCGACCATGTCCGCATCGTTGCTTTTGATGAGGGTGGAAAGCTCCTCTACGAGGAAGATCATGGAGGAGTGGGTGTAAGTGGAGTCACCGTGAGGGACGTCAGAGGCTGCGAAGGTGAGTTGCCTGACGATGGCTTCCTTGGTGGTCATGTCGGCGCCGAAGTGGAGCCGGCTCACCAGTTTCTTAAGGTTAGGGTTATAGTGCTGGAGAAGCCGCAGGGTGGACTCGGCGAAACTCATGCTGCGAGTTTTGCCGGTTGCTGGCGGCCCCACCAGCAGCAGGTAGATGTTCGGGAATATGGCGTTCTCGTCCTGGCCGAGCCAGACACGGCGCTCCAAAGCGGCAGCCACCATGGCGTAGTAGCTCCACTCAATATAGCTATCAGGGCTCTCCAGGTCGCAGAGATAGTGAAACCAGTGTTGTAGGTTGGTCATGGCACTGGTGCTCTCTAAGCTGCATTTTGTTCAAGGGTGAAGGGTTCGGTGACGAGCGCGATATGCCGGCTGTCGAGCGGCTTTATCTCGACGACGCGGACAGTTTCACGGTCGCCGTTGACGCGCACTTGGACTTCAATTTCGGTGCGGTCAGGGTCACGCTGCCACATGGCAATTTTGCGTTGCAGTTCCTCGATTGTCATAGGTCTCCTTGGTTTGGCTTGGGGTTGTTGGTTTCCATTTATGCATGTCGCCCCACGTCTCTCCAACGGAGGCTTCACTGCGCATAAAAAACATTTCGGTGCGGGGCGACACGAGAGGCCGATTGAGGGCGGCACTCGCGGCACGAGCAACCACGTCGACGTCCTGTGGGAGGCACTGGAGCAGCACTGAGTCGTGGTTGTTCTGGAGAACGTCGGCCGGGAGCGTACCAGCTTCCACCTGGCGTTGCAGTTCGACGAACGCGAAGTTGGTGATGGTGCCGACGGTGGACTGCGGTATGAAAGCGAACCATTCCTTTTGGGCGCTGTCGTCCAGGTGGCCGGTGAACTGCCGGGGGTGGCCAAATAGGTTTCGCAGAAGGCGGGTGCGCAAGACCTGTTGAGTGACATCTTGGTTCCAGCTGCGAATCTCCGGGAAAAGGCTGTGGTAGACGTCCAGGAAATGCTGAGCGTCGCTGAGCGAGAGGGCAATTTTGCCATCGCTTTTTTGTAATACGTTAAGTCGGAAGGTGGGCGCCTTGATGCCGTAGTTTGAGCTGTGGCAAGTCTGCTTGGCAAGATAGTAGTAGCGGCGCGACGCGGGCCAGTCGTCGCTCGCCTTGATAACTTCATCCACTTCGGCCCAGCGGGAGAGCGACGTGAGTTTGTCCATTGGGGCGTCACAGTAGTCCTGAAGCGAGAAGCCGAGTTCGTTTTCCCAAGCGAGCCGAAACATGTGGAGGGCGACGTAGACGTGGGGCTTGATGCCCTGGAGGAACATTTCGCGGTAGCGCCGGTGGTCACAAAGGTAGGCAACGATCAGGGCTTCGGCGCCAGCCTGGTCCACCTGGACGAACACCTTGCCGGGATCGGGCAGGACGAGCTTGCGCAGATGCTTCGGGAGGTTCTGAAGGTTGCTTCCCCACTGGCCAAGTAGAGCGCGCGATGCCAGCCGAAAGGTGTTGGTGCCAGCGAGGTTGTAGCCGGTGGTAGTGCGTGGCGCAGAGTAGTCACAAGTGGACCGAGGCCCAGGCCAGAAGTTGAAGCCGAGCTGGCCATTCTCTTTGCTGCACCGGCGATATTCGAGGATGGCGCCGATGGCTGGGTTGGGATGCTTCAGGCGCAGGGTGAAAAGGGTCTTCTCGTTGGTGGGGTCTTTCGGCGGTTTCTTGTAACCCATGCCGAAGCGTTTGTCGTAGAGGTATTGGCTGACCTGCTTTGGGCTGTTGGGATTCAGGTCGTAGCCGCAGGCGATCCCGATGAGCCGGCGAACTTGCTGCTGCTTCAAAAGGTTGTCGGTGATGCGGTCGCGGATGTGGGGGACGTCGAGGCGCAGGCCCTGAAGGATGGCCGTCAGGTAGGGCCGGACCATGCTACAGGCGTGAGCGGCGCTTTCAGTGGCGTCCAGCTTGGCAGCATGTTGCTGCATGATGGGAAGGAGCAGCTCCAGGGACTGGACGTCCTTGGCATTGTAGCTGTAGAGCTGTTGGGCCTGTTCGAGGTTGTGAGGCTCGAAAATACCTTCGCTTTTGTGGTAAGGCTGGTGCGTGTAGAGTGAGAGGCAGTGGCCAAGGGATTTCTCAAGGTCAGGGTAGAGCCGGTGCTGCAGGAGCATGGTGTCGATGATGCGGTGGCCGGGCGGGATGCCGTAGCGCCATGCCAGGACGAACAGGTCGAAGAGGGCGTTGTGGATGACGGTCGTGTTCTGGGACATTGCGACGGCCAAGGCACGCAGCAGTCGGGCAGTGTCAAAGCGGCCGTGGTAGTAACCATCGCTTGGCCGGTGTGTCTGAAACATCGGGATGACACGTGTGGGCTGGCCTCTGAACTTATAGCCCAGGCAGGTGAGCCGAAGCTGGCTGTCGGTTTCGATGTCCAGGAAAAGGTGGGTGTCGCGCGTCCGGGAAAGCTCCTGCTCGAGGGTGGCGACCGGGGCGAACTGCGGTTCTTCAAACTGAGCGACATGCAAACCGTTACGCAAAATGTCGATGGCCTTGCCGATGTCGCGGCGCATCCAGAAGGGCCAGTTTTGGCGACGCGTGGTGGCGCCAGTGGTTTTATCGTCGTCGCGGCGGGCGGTGGATTCGGTGTCGTCGCTGAAGTAGTCCTTGCGGTCGAGAGCATCCTGGGGTGCGTAGGTGGCGACGAACACTTTGCCGTCGCTTTGCCATGGCGATCCCCGGAGCTGGTTCAAATTGGCATCGTCCTGGAATGCAGTGAAGCATTCGCCCAGCAGGAGAACAACGCGGGTGCCGGGAAGCCAGCCTTCCTCCAAGGTGGACCAGAGGCGGATGTCACAAGCGGCCCGGGGCATGCCAAGGGCGCTGTCAAAGAAGCTGCCGGCTTGGCCACAGAGGAGACGGTCGGGTTCGTCGAAGCGGCTGCGGCGGTCCAGGACGATGGTAAGGCCGCTATAGGGGAGTGTTGGAAGGTGTCTCATTCGATGGGCAGAGAATACCATTCTCTCGTATCAGGATCGTAAAACTTAACGTCCTTGTCAGGATCGAACCAAGTTTCGCGGCGAGCCGTCTCGGGATCTAAGCGTTGCGCAACGTCACGCGCCACGCGGAGTTCCTCCTGGCGTTTGCGCCAAGCCAAAGTGCGGCGAAAAGTTCGGAGAGCGCTCATGTGGTCTTATCCACGGCAATCTGACACCAGGTCTGCGGAATGACGGAGGTTCCGTCGGTGTAGATGATGGGGGAAGCCTGTTTTTGAGCCTGTTTTTGAGCCTGTCGCTGCGTTTGCAACCTCTCCATGTATTCCTGGTATTGGGATTCAATAGACTCTACCGACGGAGCAAAAAGCTCATGCAACATTTCCACATCAGGAAGCAATGACCCTGCAGGTTTCACAGTGCCGGAAAGCCGGTCCTTCGTGTGCATCTTGATGAAATATTCCATGTAGGATGGTGGAAAGTGCTGCCAACAATCAGCACTGACGAGCATCATGCCGAGGCGAACAGCTGCGTTTCGGTTAAGCTTGTCGAACGGAAAGAACATGCAGGTCATCTCAAAGCGGGCTTGCATGTCCATCCCCGCCCACGCCTGAACCATTTCATCGGTTGTCATCCTGAAGCCTTTCCTGGCGCATCGTGTCAATCACGCCATGCTGATAGCCAAGCTTGTAGATTTGCCACATCAACGCCACGCCGCAAAATATCAGCGCAACTATTGGAAATATCATGTTAAGAATAGTTGCCCCCGCCGGCGTCATCGCGCACCAAGCAAACTTATGATTCGAACGTGCCTGGTGTTGTCGCTCGGCCGGCGAGGGCAAAAGGTTATGCGTTTTAAAAAGGCATTGCCCGATCCTGCGCCGGCAGTCGTGCAAGCAGTTTCTCCACGCGATAGTTGTAGCTCTCGAACGGGGCGCCGGTTTCGGGGTTGAGGATCGGCTCCTCGGTCCCGGATTTTTTCATGACGTCCACTTCGGTCTTGAGGATCGCTTGGAAGGCTTTGCCTCGGTAGTCGTTCACCGGCAGGTTGTCGGTGTCGACGTTGAGCGGGAGGCCCAAGGCCACATGAAGGGCTTTCAAGCGCGAGAGGCCGCTGTCCTGGAGGACGATGTAGTCCCGGAGCTGGAGACCTTGAACGCGAATCTTGGCGCCATCTTTGAGAGTGACGACCGGCGGGTCGCAGATCTCGTAGGTGAGGACGAGCATGGGGTTGCCCTTCTTGCTCTGACGCTGCTCGGTCTCAATA